GCAATCCATCACTTGATCAATTACCGTCAATGACTGACCTAATCTCACTTGAAGAGCACAACAAAAAGCACGGTACTCTTTATGACTTCACACGTCCCCGTAGAAACGGAATTGCTTGTCCAGCCTGTGGTTGTGAATTGATAGATTCCAACCCTTCTACGGTGCTTGCTAGTTATCCCCCTCAATATCGCGTTCATTGTTCGTCTTGTGACTACCATGGCACCCGCTTCTGATCTCTCCCCCGCCGCTCGTGCAGTCCTAGATGCCGCCTATCGGCGTATGGACGACAATCCGCACAACGAGGTAGAGGCAACGCTCGCCGCCGCCCTTCGCGCCGCTGTTGATCAGGTGGTGCCAGATCAAAAAGAGCCAGCCAGCTCACCACACATGGGCAATTTCATCACCCATGCACGTTGGCGCCAATGCCAGGCTATCCGCAACCAACTCCTTGCTCTTGCCACTGAGCTTGAGCCCAGTAATTACGCCCTTGACTCACTACCCAAATGAAAAACAACACCACCTTCACCATCAGCCTCACTATCGCGAGTCTCGCCGCGCTCGCTTTCATCCTCTGGGGCCTGCCACAACTCGGCGTCTACAACCGCACCCTCGCCGGTAAAGCCGCGCTGATGGAAGCCGAGAGCACCCGCCAGGTGAAAGTCCTCGAAGCCAAAGCCAAGAAAGACTCCGCCTCTCTCGAGGCCGAAGCCGAGATCGAGCGTGCCAAAGGCGTCGCCGAAGCCAACCGCATCATCGGCGACTCCCTCAAGGACAACCCTCGCTACCTCCAATACCTCTACATCGTTGGCCTCCAAGAAGGTAGCGAAAAAGGCAACCGCACCATCTACGTCCCTACCGAGGGCGGCCTCCCTATCCCCACCCTCGGCATCGAAAAGTGACTTCCATGGATTACACCCCCAACTACCTCGTCTACCAAGTCGGCTGCATCGAGTGCGGCGTCAGCTCTTATCCCATCAAGACCTGCGCAACCCTCGACGAAGCCAAATCCGTAGCCACCTCCCACCCCAGCACCTGGGAAACCGAGGGCGGCGAAGGCTACGTCACCATCATCGACCTTCACACCTGCAAAACCGTCGGATGAGTACCTCTCCCATCGACCCTCACTTCCGCGTCGAAGTTTTATCCCGCACTGAGCACCCCCAAACGCTCTGCTGGTGGGCCATGCACCAGGACTACTCCGAGAACTTCGTCTTTGATGAAGACCCCCCATCTGAATCCGAGGCCGGCGCCCTCATCGTCAAACACCTCCTCGCCGGCGAGCGAGGCCACTACGGACCCCTCGAACACCCCGCCATCACCTTCAACGTCGGCGGCTTCCCCCACTCGGTGATGCAGCAAGCCCGCACCCACCGCGTCGGCGTCAGCTTCGACGTTCAATCCGGCCGCTACACCGGCCGCCGCATCCTCGACGTCTGCACCGGCACACGCGACGCCGAAGCAGTCTTCTACCTCCGCCCCGTCGGTACCTACCGAGACCGCCAAGGCAAGAAGTACGACTACACCGAAGACCAGCGGATCATCCACCGCATCATCTGCATCGACTCCGCCGCCCGCTACAAACTCGCCATCGAGAACGGCTTCAGCGAAGAACACGCCCGGGACATCATCCCCTACGCCATCCGCCAGGACTTCGTGGTGTCCTTCAACCTGCGCTCACTACTGCACTTCATGGATCTCCGCGCCAAGCGCGACGCCCAACTCGAAATCCAGGCGCTCTGCGATCTGATGTGGCCTCACCTCGAAGCGTGGGCCCCCGAGATCGCCGCCTGGTACGCCGCCTCGCGGCTACACAAAGCCCGCCTTGCACCTTGAACCATGACTGACAAACCCTATACGTTCGCTGACCTCCGCACGATCGTGCCCGCTGCAACACCTGCTTGGATACGAGTTATCGAAGTGTACGTAGCCGAACAAGAAGATAAGTCGCTAACCAAAGAATGGACAGACGAAGTAATTCCTGTTCTTGCGTATGCAACCTTACCCAATGGAGAAGGTGCGTTTCTAATTTATTACAACGATAGGTATCCATCAGGACCAACATGGGTTACTCGATATACAGGCCTAGATCGGTACACGGACTCATCTAAGGTCCGCATAGAGTTGAGTGTAGGTAACCAGCCCATAAAGGGGGCATCTTGTGAAATTACAGAAGGTCATAAATATGTCTCCACAGATGTAAGCCCCTTCGAGCCCGGCGAATCTCTTTGGTGGGTTCTCTGATATGGCCTCCCCCCTCCTCATCACCATCCGCTCCACCCCCGACGGCTACTACCACTGGGAACTCCACGACGGCCCTGACGGCGCCTTCACCTACGCCGGCACCGCACCCCTCCTCGAGCGCTGTTTCGAGGACATCATCCGCGCCCAGTGGGCCCTAGCCGAACACCTCACCGCGTGACAACCCCCTGCCCCGAGTGCGGCACCACCCACACCCACGTCATCCGCACTGATCACCTCCGCAACGGCACCATCCGCCGCCGCCACGCCTGCCGCTCCTGTACTCACCGCTGGACCACACTCGACGGCCCCCTCCCACCTCGCACCGCCCCCGCACCCCGCTCAAGCCACCACAGCTGGATCGGCCTCACCGAGAGCGACATCGTCCACATCCTCCGCTCCCCTCTCTCCGACACCGCTCTCGCGCCCCTCTACAGCTGCAGCCGCCAATCCATCTCCAACATCCGCAGCGGCCGCAGCTTTGCCACAGTCCGCCCTGACATCCCCCGGCGCTCTCCGCGCCCTCAGTACTCCGCGGACGGCCCCACTTGCGCCAGCTGCTCCCACTGGAGCGGCTCCCGCTGCGGCTTCGGCTACCCCGAGGCTGCCGAAGACCCCCGCTTCGCCCAAGACTGCGACCTCTACTTGGCCGCATAACACCATCACGCTACCGTCAATGCTCCTCTCCGACACCGAGATCACGACCCTGGCCACCGAGGCCGGCATGATCACACCCTTCATTCCCGCCCTGGTCCGCACCCGCCGCGACGAGCGCCGCGTCCTCAGCTACGGCCTCTCCAGCTACGGATACGACCTCCGCCTCAGCGACCGTGAGTTCCTCGTCTTCCAGCCGCTACGCGAGCCCGGAACTAACAACCACGCTGTGGTTGACCCCAAGGACTTCAATCCAGCTCACCTGAAGCCTGTACCCCTCCACAACACCTCCGAGGGTGATTCGTACTTTGTGCTACCCGCACACAGCTACGGCCTTGGTGTTGCCGTCGAATGCTTACAAATACCATCAGACATTACTGCACAATTCATCGGAAAAAGCACTTATGCACGCTGCGGAGTAATTGCTAACTTAACGCCCGGAGAAGCCGGCTGGAAAGGGCACCTCACACTCGAATTCAGCAACAGCTCTGACTCTCCCTGCCGCATCTATGCCAACGAAGGCATTGTCCAGGCGCTGTTCTACCGCGGAGCTCCTTGCTCCACCTGCTACGAAACCCGCGCCGGTAAGTATCAGGACCAACCCGAGCGCGTCGTAACCGCACGCATCTAGCCAACTTCAATCTCACCCGTATATTCTTCCGCTAGTCTGAACCTATCGGAACACTTACGCCCAGTGGTTGATCGCGTCTACGGCCCCGACGGCCTTAACGAGCGCCAACGCATCGCTGCCAACTTTCTCGCGCGCGGCACCACCATCCGTGAAACCGCGCGCAAGATTGGCGTCAGCGAAAAGTCCGTCTACACCTGGCGTCAGCGCCCCGCCGTCCAGCAAGCCATCTCCCGCATTCAGCAGGAACTCCTCTCCGAGACCGGCGGGATGAACATCAGCACAATCCCCGCTGCCATTCAGGTCCTCGACAGCATCATCAACGACGACGGCGCCCGGGCTGCCGACCGCATCTCCGCCGCCCGCACGCTGATGAGCGGCGCCCAGGCCTACCAGGAGCGCCGCATTCTGGAGCGCCAAATCGCCGACCTCGAGCGCCAGCTCCTCCGCCTCACAGCGCCCGCCGACGTCGACACCACCGCTGTACCTCCGCCGGCTGAAGACCTCGATCCCGACGACCTGCTTCTCCCCTCTGCCGACCCCGAGGACTTCGACAGCTGATGCCGTCTGTTTCCACCCTGCGCAAGCGCGTCGAACGCCTCCAAACCGAGCTAGCTCGCCGTCAGGCGCGGGCTGCCCTTTACGAGACCTCCACTGCTACCTCGCTGCCTAGCGTCGATCGCTGGCCGTCGTTCGCACGAGGCACCTGGATCCGCACCAGCGGCACCGTCGCCCCCTTTGATCCCTACGAGTACCAGATAGAGCTCATCCGCTCCATCAACGCCAACCCCAACACCCTCGTCAACAAGTCCCGCCAGACCGGCGTATCCGAGACCGTCTGCAACTACCTGCTCTGCCGCGCCCTCACCGAGCGCGGCTTCGCTGCCGTGATCTTCAGCAAGACGCAGCAGGACGCTTCCGAGCTTGGCCGCCGCGTGCGCGCTATGGCTAACAGCCTTCGTGGCGAAACCGTCCGCTACCTCACCGACAGCAACACGCAGCTCGCCTTCGAGGGTCGCGGCACGCTGTACTTTTTACCCGCCTCACCCCGCGCCGCTCGCGGCATCCCGAGCTGCTCCGTCCTCTTCATGGACGAGGCCGCCTTCCTCGAGGGTGCCGCCGAGATCTACCGCGGTGCCATGCCCACGCTCTCCATGGTGGGCGACGCGGCCAAGGTCATCGTCGTCTCCACCCCCGACACCGAGCTCGACTGGTTCGGCCAGCTCTGGCACTCCGACGAGGGCGACTGGAACAAGGTCGCCATCCACTACTCGCAGCACCCGATCTACGGCGCTGACCCTGATTGGGCCCGCCGCACTCGCGAGTCGCGCCGCATGACGCTCGCGGCATGGAACTCCGAGTACGAGCTGCAGTTCGGTGCCACCGACACCCAGATCTACCCAAACGAGCTGATCACCCGCGCTTCTCGCGGACATTGGCGCGAGTGTGGTTCGATCAATCGCAGCTACGTCATCGGCATTGACCCCAACGCTGGGGGCAACGATTACTTCGTAGCAATGGTACTGGACATCACCACTACGCCTTACGAGATCGTTGGTATGTACCGCGAAAACGGCAAAAGCACAGACTATAGCTTGAAACATGTAAAAACCTTGATTGAGGACTACATGCCGCAGCGCGTAATAGTAGAGAAGCAAGCGATGGGTTCCGTGATCGCCGAAGCGCTACAACATGTGTTACCAAACTACGCCATTGAGACGTTCAACACCAGCCGCGCGTCCAAGACCGTAGCCACCGACAGGATTCTGTATCTGCTCGAGCGCGACGAGCTGGTATTCCCTCCCGGCATCATCGCGGACGAACTCCGCGCGTTTCAGCAACAGGAAAGCGGTGCCCGTCAAGCCGTAAGTGGCGCCCACGACGACACTGTCATGGCGCTCGCCTTCGCGTGTTCGCTAATCCCCGAAACACCTGCTACTGCTAGCTTCTTCGACAACATCTAGCACCACCGCTACGCTCTAATCACCGAGAGCGTCGGCAGAGGAACGCCTCGCAGGTAACTCAGGCGGCTATCCATCCCTGAGTTGCTTCGCCTATCCACAGGCGGATGGCGTGTTCCCGGTGTGGCGACCACCAGCTTTGCTGTCTGAACCAATGCTGCCAGTCGAGCTCACTGCCTTTGGCTCGATTGCACGGAGCGCAACAGCAGACCAAGTTCGCCCGGTCTGTCCGCCCTCCCCGACACCGAGGCCGGACGTGATCCAACGTGTCCCCTGGCTGCCCGCAATAAGCACAAAGGGATCCCCAACTACTGAGGATCCCTTCGCGGAATTGCTGTTTGGCTTGCCGTTTGGTCAGGAGACTTGATCCATCGATCCGATGGTCAACCATGCCCTGGGAGGTGGCTGCACCAGCCTACCCAA